CACCACTCATATATATAACCCCCCAGGATCTTTTTAAGGGGTATGAGTAGGCAAAACACATTATGTGTAACAAAACGTTGGGTTAATGGATCGTTGGGTAGTATAATTCGTTGGTAGTATAGCTCTGTTTTTACACACTATATATGGTGGTACTATATGTAGTATTTTTTCCTTGACTTTTACTACATGTTGTGTTATGTTAAACTTAATTGAAATGGGTATCTTGTAATTAAGCGAGATACTCTTTTTTAATGTATTAATTATGGCACAGATAACAGGACCGACAGGAGAAACAGGTGGCTTAGGCCCCATTGGACCAATAGGACCTACCGGGCCAACACAGCCTCAACCAATATTACCTCCCTTTGCTGATATGGATTGGGAGCTCAAGATGTTTGATTATCTGGTTAAGTTCAAAACAGCAGGCCTTATTAATCCTCAGGAGTTTGTAGCATATGCGAAGAAATTAAACGACAAGGTACACGAATCTTTAGATAAAGTATTGGATGGAATAAATGGCTAGGCAAGCAGCGGAGTTACAACCTAAGCACTGGAAGGCTCTTGAGATGTTTGAGGAGGGCTTTATGTCTATTAAAGAGATAGCTAAATCTTGTGGTATAGGGCTTGATGCTATGTACGATCTCTTTGAAGGCAACGCCCGGAAGGTAGGTACGGTAGCTCATTTATTCAAAGAAGAACTCAATCAAATTACAGCTCGTAACGCTGTTAAGGTTAAACACCTCCTTAAAGACAATAAGAAGTTAGCTTTATATAAGATGAATGAATTCCTTCGTAGTCTCCAAGATGAGAAGGTTACAAAAGAAATGATGTTGGATGTCAATAAATGTATGAACACCTTGAATAAGGCGACTCCTAATATGGAGGTGTCCTTGTCCATAACAAAGGGGATGACAGCTGAAGAACTCAGAAATGAATTCAAGCGACTTAGTGCCCTCGCAGAGTTTGCACTTAGAGGAATCAGCGTTCGAGGCCTTAAGTCGGGAGAATCAAGAAGAATACCTGAATCTCCTGAATGAGGAGATAAATTTCAGGAAGTCACGTAAGGTTCTCTATTATGAGCCTTATGATCAGCAGTTGGCTTTTCATACTTCCACCGCTATAACCAGGGCGATGTTCGGTGGAAATCGTTCTGGTAAAACGACTGCTGGTGGTATGGAATTTCTTTTTCACATCACCGGTCTTTATCCTAAGTGGTACCCGGAGGAACGGAAGATAAAAGGTATAGTAAAGGGCCGTATCATAGCTAAGGATTTCCAGAAGGGTGTAGGGGAGGTTATTATACCCTTCTTAGATGAATGGCTTGATATGTCTCTGGTAAAGAAGAAGTACCGTAATCCTATAGGTGTACCTGTTAAATGGACTCTTAAAAATGGTAATCAATTCGATATTCTTTCCCACGAGCAGAATACTGAACAATACGAAGGTTGGCGTGGGCACGTAGCTTGGTTCGATGAGCCACCGCCCCGAGACAAATATATTGCAACCCTTAGGGGATTAGTAGACTTCAGGGGACGCAGCTGGCTTACCCTAACGCCGCTCACCCAACCTTGGATTTATGATGATATATTCGTTAAATCTGATGGTAAGAACGTATTTTGTGTTGTTACTGACATAAGAAACAATCCCCATTTGTCTGAAGAAGCTATACAGGAGTTTGAAAGGAACCTTACCCCGGAAGAAAAAGAAGCTAGGCTACACGGTAAGTTCCTACATCTATCAGGTCTTATTTATAAAGAGTTCAGTCCTTTAACTCATGTCTGCGAACCTATGGATATTAAGGAGAGTTGGACTAAATACTTCTGTATTGACCCTCATCCGCGTACTCCGACAGCTTGTTTATGGTTAGCTGTGGATCCACAAGACAATCATTGGGTTTATGACGAGTTATGGTTAGCTGAAATGGATTTAGAGGAGGTAGCACACGCTATACACGCTCAAGAAGCTGGTCATCCAGCTAAAATACGCTTTATTGACCCTGCTATGGACAAAGATAATGAGTTAGCAGGTGGTTTTAATGTTAGAAAAGAGCTTATGAAATACGGAGTCTTCACTCAGAGGGCTTCTACTGACGTAATGTTGGGTATGCAGAGGGTGAAACAAGCACTTACGCCCAGGTATGACCATCAAATAGGTACCGAAATACCACAATTAAGAATTATGCGTAACTGTGTACAGACAATTTATGAGTTTAATCACTACATTTGGGCTGAAAGATACAGAAACAAGGATGAGATGGACCCTAAACAGGCTCCAAAGAAGAAAAACGACCATTTTATGGATTGTTTACGTTATATTTACAATGCTCAACCTAGATATATGGTTTCGGAAGAAGATGAAGAGCAGGATATTGAATATGGAGGCACTTATGCCAAATATCCTATTAAAAAACAACCTGCTGGTAGTTATTACAGTCAGGTGGAGGCTAAATTCTGATGCCAGCCAATACACCAGTACATAGGATGTTTAAGCACCTAGTAACAGCGGGATATAGCGAAGAAAGTGCTGCTAAAATAGCACAGTCTAAAACAGGAAAATCTTTAGTAACAGGTCGTAGACCTCAAAGGGGACAATATAATGGCAAGACAGACAGACAAGGCCGTACGAAAGTCGGTTAGTGTAAAAAAAGACCCTATTGCGGACTTCGTAGTGAAGTTATTTCTTCAATTTGAGTCTTTTCACAAAGAAAGGTTTGATAAGGCTCGAGACATCTATGATATGTGGTCGAATAAGCCACCTAGAAGGACGGAGACGTGGCAAAATCAGGTGAACGTACCCTTAATGGTGGAGGGAGAACAAACCATCACTCCCCGCCTCTACACCGCCTTATTCCCTACAGACGCTCCTTTGGATGTTCAAGTAGAAGGTGACGCTCCTGAAGAGGACGGAATAAGAATAAAGAGCATAATACAGCATTACTTCAGAGTATGTGATGTCCAGAACTACGGATTGTCTATGTTGACCCAGGCTTCTCTCTATGGAACAGGATATATGGAGGGTGGTACTTGGTACACTAAGAGAGGGTATCAGCACGATAGCGAAGGTAACAGATACCCTGCATTACTGGAATCAAGGCCTGATTGTAACTTTATAGACTTTTTTGAGATATTCCCTCATCCTGCTAAAAGAAAGATAGCAGATGCTCTACCTATTGTCAGAAGAAGGTATATAGACCAAGAGACGTTAAAGAAGTTTAAAGATAGCAGGTTTGATGCAGATAAACTACAGCAGGCATTAGAGTCAACTGCCCCGGGTGTAAGTCAATCCGGAGAGTTTAACATTGAGGAGAAAGAGTATGAGATATTAGAGTATTGGGGTCCGTATGATGAGAAGATTTCTATTGAGGGTAAGGAATCAGTGCGTCAAGCAGTCCCTCATTGGATTATAGTCGTTAATAGAGAAGTAGTTATACGTTCTATTCCTAATCCATATAACCATCAGACTTGTCCTTATCTCAGGGTAAAGTTGTTTGAGGACCCTGTTCCGTCTTGGTTCGGAGTCGGGATAGGTCAAGTAGGTAAGCCAACGCAGGAAAGGATTAATAAGATAGTTAACCAACGGTTAGATAATGTTGATTTAGTGTTAAACAAGCAGGGTGTCTACAACGGGAATGACCCGCTTATCAACAAGAAGCAACTGGGTGTATCTAAGCCGGGCAAGTTTCACGCAGTATCAGATACTGCAACATCTATAGACTTTATGGATATACCTGATGTTACAGCTTCATCCTACAAAGAAGAGGAGTTAGCAAAACAGGACTTCCGTGAATCTACTGGAGCCACTGCTCAATTAATGCCAGAACAAGGGAAGGAACATCGGACTGCTATGGGTATTCAGCTATTACAAGGTACCGCAGGAGTTAGGTTCCAACCTATTTTAAGACGTATGGAGTCTGATTTTATACAGGCATTAGCTATGTTCTTCTTTTCTAACCTCAAGCAGTTTATGACAGAAGCACAGTGGATTATGGTAACTGGAAAGAACGGAGAGCAGAAACCTATCCAGATAAGTCCGGAACAAATACAAGCAAAGGTGTTCTTTATACCTACTGGTATTTCTGAAACAATTAATAAAGAGACGCAAGTAGGTCAGTTGCTTAGGTTTAAGGAAATCACTATGCAAGACCCTACTGTTAATAGACAGGAGATTAATAAGAGAATTGCTGAATTAATGGGCTTTAAAGATATAGGTAAGTTATTAACTCCAATGAAGATGCCGTCTCAAGGGGGATTAGGACAGGAGCAACAAATGGGGATACAGCAGATGGTTAATGAGGGTATGGGGCCGGACGAGATAAAAGAGAGGATGTTGGGTCCTCGGCCACAAGAAGACCCTCAAGAACAACAACAACCTCAAATGCAAGGAGCTCCTCAATGAAAAGGATGACAGAGAATCAAGCTGTAGAATTAAGGAATTCATCTTTATGGGGATATGTTTGTGATGAGTTGGATGTAAGAATGGGTTTTGAACTAGATAAGTTAAAGAGTTGCAACCAACAGGATTTACCTTACATACAAAATAAAATTAAGAGTCTTATAGAGTTAAAACAACTTCCTGAGAGTGTAATCTCAAGGGAGAGCGTTGCGGGTTCGGACTTGCCCGAATCAAGTTCGTAAAATAAGGAGGCTTAAATGCCAGATTTAAACCCAGCTGTGGTTCCAGCTGTAACACCAGAACCAAACGCTAGTCCAGCGACAGGGACACCAGGTGTTTCTACACCTTCGCCTGCAGTGGCGACAACTGCACCGGTAGTTCCGGCCGTAACGGAACAAATGGTACCTTTAGCTGCGTTGCATGAAGCTAGGGATAGTATTAAGGAGCTGAAGTCTGAGATGGATGCGTTGAGAAATATGCAGGTTCAACAAGCACCACAACCTCAGTATCCTCAAGCACCGCAACCCAACGCTGTACAACAGCAGATGGATGAGTTGTGGGAGAGCGACCCCAAGCGTGCTATGCAGACGGAGATTATGATGGCTATTAATTGGTACGACC